GGAGGCTGTGAAAGATGGCTATTTCACGCGCACAGCTTCTCAAGGAACTGCTTCCGGGCCTGAACGCTCTGTTCGGTCTGGAGTACAAGCGGTACGCTGAGGAGCATAAGGAAATCTACGAGACTGAAAACTCGGAGCGTTCCTTTGAAGAAGAAGTGAAGCTCTCGGGCTTTGCTGCTGCCCCGGTCAAGAACGAAGGTGCGGCGATTGCGTACGACAACGGCCAGGAAGCCTGGACCGCTCGTTATACGCATGAGACCATCGCGTACGGCTTTTCCATCACCGAAGAGGCGATGGAAGACAACCTGTACGACAGCCTGTCTGCTCGTTACACCAAGGCGCTTGCGCGCTCGATGGCGTTCACGAAGCAGGTGAAGGCTGCGTTCCCGCTGAACAACGGCTTCACCAGCTACCAGTCTGGTGACGGCGTTACGCTGTTCAACACCCAGCATCCGCTGGTGTCGGGTGGCTACAACAGCAACCGCCCCGCCACGGCGACCGACCTGAACGAGACCAGCCTTGAGGCTGCTGTCATTCAGATCGCCGCCTGGACGGATGAGCGTGGTCTGCTGATCGCGGCCCGTCCGCGTAAGCTGATTGTGCCGCCGTCGAACATGTTCGTTGCCACCCGACTGCTGGAGACGGAACTCCGTACCGGCACGGCTGACAACGACATCAACGCGCTGAAGTCCAACGGGTCTATCCCCGAGGGCTATACGGTCAACCACTTCCTGACCGACCCGAACGCGTGGTTCCTCATCACCGACATCCCGAACGGCATGAAGCACTTTGTGCGTTCGCCGCTCGCCACGTCGATGGATGGGGACTTCGACACGGGCAACGCGCGCTACAAGGCTCGCGAGCGTTACAGCTTCGGCGTGTCTGACCCGCTGGGCATCTTCGGTTCGCCCGGCTCGTCGTAAGACGGTCCGCACGCCGAATAACGGGCAGGGGGCTTCGGCCCCCTGCTTTTTTTGTGCTTGCTGTAACCTTTCTAGACCGGGCATAATGTGGGTGATTCCGGGCAAACCGGCTTCACTGACTGTCCCGGCAGACATGAACGAGACAGTGAAGCCATAGTGTGTGAGAAAAACGATGGCGTTCACCACGTTTTCCGGCCCGGTTCGCTCGGGCACTGTGCGCGAAGGCGCTGCCCGTAATACCGGCCTCGTTACCCTTGTTCAGTCCTACGACACGGGCGTTGTGACGGATGGCGTCGGCAACGTGGACGCGGCTCTTGGTATTCTGCCCCAGGGTTCTCAGATCGTGGACATCACGGTCGATCAGGTTGTGGTGCCGGGCGGCTCCTCGACCTCGACCGTCTCGGTGGGCAATGCGACTGGCGGCGCGCAGCTTATGGCTGCTATTGCGACGACCAATGGTGGCCGCTTCCGTGGCACCACGACTGCGGCGACGCAGCTTGCGTGGCAGACCTCAACTTCGGCGGATACGCCTGTGTTCGTGCGCTATGCGGTTGGCACGGAAGCTGGTGTTGGTCGCGCCATCGTGACCGTCAGCTACGTCCAGCGCGCTCCGAACGGCGCCCAGAACCCTGCCAGCGCCTAACAGCTAAGGAGGGCTCTGCGTCATGCAGACAGATGTCCTTGCTAGCGCCGTCCGCACGACGGACGGCGTGATGAATGACCAAGCGGGCAATGCGATTGGCCGTTGCCGCGTGAAGGGTATCTACATTGTTCCTGCTGCCGGGGCGGGCAGTGTTGTCTTTCGGGACGGCTCTACCGTGGCTGGTCCAAGCAAGATCACTGTGAATACGATCACCGGATCGACCAGCACCAACTGGCTTCTGATGCCGGGCGAGGGGCTTCTCTTCCAGACCGGCATCTTTGCCGACCTGACGGACGTTGCCTCGGTGATGGTCATCTATGGCTAAGACCCCAGCTTGGCAGCGTGCCGAAGGCAAGTCCAAGTCTGGTGGTCTGAATGCCAAAGGCCGAGCTTCTTATAACCGGGCCAACCCAGGGAAACCTGGGTTGAAGCCTCCCCAGCCTGAAGGCGGTCCCAGACGGGATAGCTTTTGCGCGCGCATGAAGGGGATGAAGAAGAAGCTCACATCGGCAAAGACGGCCAACGATCCCAACTCTCGTATCAACAAGTCCCTACGGGCCTGGAACTGCTGATATGACCCAAGATACGGAAGCAGTGAAGAACGTTGTTGATGCGGTTTCTATAGGAACTGTCGTGGCTACCTTAGCTGGCGTTTTGCCGAGCATCGCGGCAATCTTCACGATTTGCTGGACTGGCATCCGTATCTACGAGACCGAGACGGTTCAGAAGCTTCTGGGCAAGAAGAAGCCTGCCGAAGTGAGCCAGGACTAACGCCATGTCGGACGCCGCCAAGCAGGCTCAGATGTCCGAGCAAATGGCAGCCAACGCCTCTAAGGGGGCGTTGATCGAGAAGGTCGTCTTTGCGGCTATCCCCATTCTGTTTAGCTGCGTCGTGTACCTGATGACGGCCCTGTCCACTGCCAACAATGAGATCACGATTCTCAAGTCTCGCGTTGCTGTGGTGGTGACCCAGGATAACAGGGCCATTCCGCCGCAGGGCACGACCATCGACATGGCTCAGATTCGTGAACAACTGTCGAATCGCATTGAACAGGTGGAGCGTGATGCCTCGATTGCTCGGGGCAACATGACCCTGGACCGTGAACGCAGCATGGCCGGGATCGAGCGTGGCCGACTTGAGATGGCCGCTGACGCGGCTGCCGCTCGCGCGTCTATCCGTGCTGACCTGACTCGTTCAATCGTAGAACTTGAACGGCGCTTGGCGCTTCTAGAGGCCCGAAATGGAAGCCCTGCTCAATCTCGTTAGGACGGTAGCCCCGTCCATCGCCACTGCCGTAGGTGGTCCGCTGGCAGGGATGGCAACTCGCGCCATCTCTGAAGCCCTTCTTGGCAAGCCGGATGGGACTGAGGACGAGCTTTTAGAGGCAGCCAAGAGCGCCACGCCGGAACAACTGCTTGCTCTGAAGCAGGCAGAAAATAACTTCGTGATCCGGATGCGTGAGCTTGATGTTGATCTTGAACGCATCTCCAATGAGGATCGCAGTTCTGCCCGAGATCGAGAAGTTAAGACAGGCGATCACACGCCCAAGTTTCTCGCGGCTGCTGTGACCTTCGGTTTCTTCGGCGTTCTATTCTGGATGATTGCTTACGGCCTGCCTGAGAACGGCGGTGAAGCAATGCTGGTTATGCTGGGGACACTTGGAACGGCATGGGGCGCTATCGTCTCTTACTACTTCGGCTCTTCGGCTGGCTCTCGCGAAAAGACCCAGGCCATGAACAGGATCATGGGCAAGTGAAAGACAACTTTGAACGCTGCCTGAAGTTCGTGCTGCATCATGAGGGTGGGTGGTCTGACGACCCCCGTGATCCTGGCGGCGCGACCATGAAGGGCGTGACCCTGGCAGTCTACAAGGAATACCTTGGTCGGGATGTTACCAAGGACGAGCTTCGGAATATTCCAGACGCCCATCTCCATGACCTCTACCGCACTCGGTATTGGGACAAGGCTCGCTGCGATGAGTGGGCTCCTGGTGTGGACCTGTCTGTTTTCGACCTTGCCGTGAACGGTGGGGTTGGTCGTGCAGCCAAGATTCTCCAGCGTTGTGTTGGGGCAGTACCTGATGGTGCTATCGGCCCGAAGACCATTGCTGCCGTTAACGCAGTCCCGGCCAAGAACCTCATTGTTCGCTTTGCTGAGGACAGGCGTGAGTTCTATAAAAGCCTGAAGGCTTTTGAGACGTTCGGTCGCGGTTGGCTTCGCCGCACTGACGAGTGCGAAACCGAAGCCATGAAGATGGCAGGAGATTTGTGATGATGAAGAAGCCTAAGATGCCGAAGGCGGCTGACGACATGAAGGCCGGTATGCCGATGCCGCGTTTCGGCGCTCGTGCGATGCGTCCGGGTGGCATGGCCAAGGGTGGCAAGGTCCACGCTGATGCCGCGATGGACAAGAAGCTGATCCGCAAGGAGATCGCTCGCGCCGAGAAGATGGAGCATGAGTCCGAAGGCAAGGGCATGAAGAAGGGCGGCTACGTCAAGAAGATGGCGGCTGGCGGCTCTGCCTCCAAGCGCGCTGATGGCGTTGTCAGCAAGGGCAAGACCAAGGGGAAGTTCATCTAATGGACCGTCGCCGTCGCGCTCCCTCCTATGAGGAGGATATGACGCCGCCCCGTGGCATGAGGGGCTTCCGCTCCAATGCCGTCCCGACCGACGAGCCGATGCCGCCGCGTCGTAGCTTCGAGGAGGACATGACGCCTCCTCGTGGTATGCGTGGCTTTGACCCTCGTATGGTCCCCACCGACGAGCCGCCGCCGGGCCGTCCTTCTCGCATGGCCAAGGGTGGTTCGGTGAAGATGAAGTCCGGTGGCGTCACCCGTGGTGATGGTTGCGCCAGCCGTGGCAAGACCAAGGGGAGGATGGTGTAATGCCGTTTGACGATGACCCGGAGCTTCGGCGCCGGGTTGCGCGCGATATGGTTGATCGTAGCGCAGTTCGGGTCATGCGGGACGGTCGGCCTAACTCTGTTGAGAGCAATCGCATCCTCTCTAACAACATTGCTTCCGAAGCGATGGAGAGAGTCAGCGGACGTATGGGCAGAATGAGAAACCCTGAAGAGGAGGTGGAGCCTCGTAGCCGCCTTGCCCGACGAGCCGCCAACTACATGGCTGGTCTTGAGAGCGGCATGAAAAAGGGTGGCGCCGTGAAGCCGCACTATGGCTCGACAGAAGATATCGTGGGTCACGGCAAGACTCAGGCCGCCGCCAAGGCTGACTATGCTCGCAAGATGAAGGCCGCTGGTCTGAAGCCTAGGGGCATGGCTGCTGGTGGTTCTGTCGCCTCCAAGCGTGCTGATGGCTGTGCCGCTCGCGGCAAAACTAAGGGGCGCATGGTGTGAAGAAGCAGGAGAAAATCGGGAAGGTCATGAGGGAGTTCAAAGAGGGCTCCCTCAAGTCGTCCAGTGGGCAGAAGGTGAAGAACCCGAAGCAGGCTGTGGCGATTGCTCTTTCCGAAGCTTCTCGCATGGCTGAGGGTGGGCGGGTTAAACCGCAGAACCCGAAGCTGTGGGCTGCTGCCAAGAGTGCTGCTAGGGCCAAGTTCGACGTGTACCCATCTGCCTATGCGAATGCCTGGGCATCCAAAGAATACAAGAAGAAGGGTGGCACTTGGCGTGGCCCTGATAATAGGGTGTCCAAGAAGTGAAAGGCGGGCTCGGCAAGTGGTTTGGTGAGAAGTGGGTGGACATCAAAACCGGGAAGCCGTGTGGCCGAAGCGGTTCTGAGAAGTCCAAACGCGGATACCCTGCATGCCGACCCGCCGCCGCTGCGGCCAAGATGTCTGCTGGGCAAAAGGCCACGATGTCCAAAAGGAAAACTGGGCCTGAACGTAAGAGTTGGCCTATAAGTCCTAGCGGAAGGAAGAAGTGAATGGCCGAGAAGTGGATTCAGAAAGCCATCAAGAAGCCTGGGGCGCTGCGTAAGACCCTTGGCGTGAAGGCTGGGCAGAAGATTCCGGCTAAGGCCCTAGCCGCTGCGGCGAAGAAGCCCGGCGTCACGGGCAGGCGCGCTCGTTTGGTCAACACGCTTTCCAAGTTTGGACGCCCGTAAATGACGACCTCCGGTACAGCGGTCTGGAATCTCGACATTGCCGACCTCATTGAGGAGGCATACGAGCGCGCTGGCCTTGAGGCTCGCACGGGCTATGACTTTCGTACTGCCCGTCGATCCCTGAACATTCTGTCGGCTGAGTGGTCGAACAGGGGTCTGAACCTCTGGACCGTGCAGGAACACAATGTCGCGCTCACGCCGGGCGTTAAGACTTACTCCCTGCCAGCCGACACGATTGACATCATCGAGACGATGATCCGGGTGAACACCAGCGGCTCTGCCCTGGACTACACCGTGTCTCGTATCGGCCTGGGCGATTATGCTGCCCTACCGAACAAGAACACGACGGGTCGTCCTCTTCAGATTTATGTGAACCGACAGGTGAATCCTGAGTTCACTTTGTGGCCCGTACCTGATCTGCCGTACACGATCCTGTATTGGACGATGCGTCGTATTCAGGATGCCACCACGTCAACTGACGTGATGGATATGCCGGTGCGCTTTGTGCCGTGCCTCGTGGCAGGACTGGCATTCCAGATCGCCATGAAGCGACCGGAGGCTGCGGCCAGGGTTCCTTTGCTGAAGCAGGAATACATGGAGCAGTTCCAGCTTGCGGCGGATGAGGATCGCGGTCGTGAGCCTGCTCGCTTCGTGCCCTGGTCGTCCTACCCATGACGGTTAAGTTTGCACGCGGCAATAAAGCCTATGCGTTCTGTGATCGGTGCTATCAAAGGTACGATCTAAAGGACTTGACTTGGCAGGTCGTCAACCAGATTCCGACCGGCCTAAAGGTGTGTGACGAATGCAACGATGTGGACCATCCCCAGTATCAGTTGGGTAAGTTCCCCATCAACGACCCAGTTGCATTGCAGGACCCAAGGCCGGATATTAACCCAGGCCGAAGCCTGTGTGGTTGGAACCCTGTTGGCAATTCTGCCACCACCACGAACGGCAACGTGGGCAACGTTGCTATCTTTGTCGGATAGGAGCGCATCATGAAGGGCAAGGCCCACACCCCGAC